GGGGAGTGTGGTGGTTGCCTACAAAAATAGCCGAACGCAATTTTTCTCATTTGCTCATTTGCCACATTTATCTAATCCATTCTTCCCGTCACGGGCAACGACGGTGCTGATCGATTTCTTGTTCAGGTCCCAACGAGGTAGTCAGATTGGGCCAATCTTAAACATAATAAACATAGGGTTAAAACAAAAAGATTTGCAATGCCTGGAGACAACTAATTTTCTATCACCAGGAACACGCAGCGAACAGTGCAGCGAAGAGAGCTGTATGAGAGCTGGTAACTTAGCTCACAGGGAAGGCAAACCTGTCAAAAACCCTAGTAAATATAGCAAAAACGCTAGCAAAATGGGTGGGCTGTTAGTTATGGGGTGGCTCGGGCAGCCAGCTCGCAATTTGTTTGGTATTTAGACCATGAACAAACTTTTATAAATTTGAGATTTACAATGTTAAGACCAGATGAAATACTAAAATTAGAAATAACCGATATGGATTACATCATATGTTTAAAATGTAAAAATTATTTTTTCGTTCATGTAATATATGATAGCACATTAAACGACCCATTGTATTGTCCATTCTGTGGATTAGAGTTTGAATATGAAAAAGAAAAGATATAAAAGTTGTGAAGAGTGTTGTTGCGTAGATTCTAAAGATAATCCAATTATTGAAGAATTTGATGGAGATTATTTAGTCAAAAGTTTATGCATGATGTGTTTTGCAAAAAATATAAATGAAAATAACACTACCCACAATTCAGCCTAGAGATTATCAACTACCATACTTCAAAGCTTTTGATAATGGAGTACAGTATTCGTTAATAAGTTGGCCTAGAAGAGCTGGTAAAGATGTCGCCTCATTTGCGTGTCTAGTAAATAGAGCAATTGAAACACCAGGTAACTATTATTATTTATTTCCTACTAGAGCATGGGCAGCTAGAGCATTGTGGGATAACATCTGTGAATGGGCTGGGGGTAAAAAACTAGTAGACCTCATTTGTCCAGAACAAATAGTAGCTCGCAAAAACAATTCAGACTTCTTTCTTGACTTGATTAATGGTAGTAGAATAAAGATTGACGGCACAGACAATTTAAATTTCGTAGGACAAGGTGGATCGGGATATGTATTATCAGAATTTTCTCTACATAAAGAAGAAGTATCTGGATTCCTTGCACCAATCTTAACAGAGGGTAGTGCATTTGTCACATTTAATGGAACACTTCGTGGTAGAGGAAATCATTTATGGAGATTATATGAAAATAATAAAGAACGCAATAACTGGTTTACGCAATGGCTTACGTTATCTGATACAAAAACTAACTATTGGATTAACGAAGATATTAACATTAATAAAGAATTGCAAGGACAAATTAGTCCATACGATCAAAAGCCTTATAAAAATATTCAAGAAGAAATAGATTCTGGTATTATATCTTACTCTATGGCTCGCCAGGAGTATATGAATGAAGCTGTATCTCAAGTTGAAAATTCATACTACGGACATGAATTAGATATTATGAAAGGAGAAAACAGATATGATTCTATGGAAGTTTCAAATAACCATGTGTATACTTTTTGGGACCTTGGTACTAGTGATGCTACATCAATTATTTTTGCTCAAATAATAAACGATAATTTTTATATTATTGATTATCACGAATCTAGTGGTAAAAAAATTGAAGACTATGGTGTAGTTATTCATAGCAAAAATTATAAATATGGTGGTCATTATGCACCACACGACGTATCCAAACGTATGTTGTTTGGAGATTTAGTATCTAAAGCAAAAGAAGTAGGTATAAATTTTAGACGTGTTCCAAAAACTAATTCTATTTTAGAAGATATAGAAATATGTAGACGTAATATGAAAAAAGTTTACATATCTACTTTATGTGAAGATTTAATGAATCATTTAGAAAACTATCGAGAAAATGCATCTGGTAAACCTGTACATGATAAACATTCTCATGGTGCTGATGCATTCAGAACAATGATTATGGCTAAACATTTAAATTTAGTACAAGTATATTTATCTACTGATAATAATATAAAGCTACCAAAACAAGTAAGTGGTCCAGAAGAATATGCAGAGGATAATTGGTTTGATGATAAACAAAGCGAAAAACCATTATGGCAAAGATTTCGAAGAAATTTTTGATTATTATTTAAAAAATGGAATAGTATATAGTGACGATAAAACATTTGTCATGGCTATGTACCATAACAAAGATGTGTTACTAGGTAAAAAAGAATTAAATAAGCTTGACAGGTGTGATTGTTATTTTGTTCACTACTTCACAGGCAACCTAAAACGCCTATTTGCGTTGATGCCAGTAGAATTAGAATATGCTGTATTTGAAAGATTTGATGGCAAATTAAAAGTTTATAATTTAGAAAGATTACGGAGAAAAATTTATGGGATCAGCACCAAAACCACCACCACCACCTCCACCTCCACCACCGATTGCAACAGTAGTAGAGGGTGAGCAAGCTGCACGAGCAACTAAAAAACAAATTAAAGAAAAAAAAGGTAATGAATCTTTGTTTGTTACTAAAGGCCAACCCATGGGAAGTGCTAAAGAAAGACTTGGTAATCAATCTGGAAACTATAACTTATGAATGTAAACTCACTTATTGAAATGTATAAACGTGAGAAGACTAGTTCAGAAAGAGCTAACTTTGAAACTTTATATCAAGCTGCTGCAGAATTTTGTAGTCCAAGTAAAGATAATATCCAGGACCGAAAATCAAAAGGTCAGCGTGATGATGCTCAAAGAATTACAGATATTGGTATAAAAGCTAGACGTATGTTTACAGCTGGTATGATGTCACATCTTTTTCCACAAGGACAAAACTGGATAAGAATATTACCTACAAATCGTGACTTAATGCAAAATGATAATGTAGTTAGAGCATTAAGTGCAACTACTTCTAAATTTATGAGAGCAATCGAAGATTCAAACTTTTATGAAGAGATGGGTCAATGTATTGATCATTGTGCATATATAGGAACAACAGCATTATTTTGTGAATCAACACCAAAAAGAATGTTAAATTGGAGATCACACTATATTAATCAATTTTATTTTTGTGAAAATTATCTAGGAGAAGTAGATACAGTTATTCGTGAGTTTAAACTTACAGCTCGTCAAGCAGTTCAACAGTTTGGAGAGTCTGTTCCTGGAAACATTTTAGAAGAATCAACTGATCCTAAAACATCTACAAAGGAATATACTTTTATTCACATTGTAATGCCTAGAGAAAATGCTTCTCCTACAGAACAAATTAAAAGTAAAAAGAAAGTAGCTTCTATATATATTGAATTAAAAAGCAAAGAGATAGTATTAGAGTCTGGTTTTGATGAAATGCCATACTCTGTTGGTAGATTTTATAAAACAAACTATGAAAAGTATGGTCGTAGTCCAGCATTAGAAGTAGCTGCAACTCTTCCAATGATAAATAGAATGGAAGTATCTCGTATTCGTGGTGCTGAAAGAGTATCTAATCCTCCTTGGTTAGCTCCTAATGATGGTAGTGTTAGACGTATATCTAATGATCAAGGTGCTATCATATATTGGAATGCTGGTAATCCACTATCTAAACCTGAACAACTACGGCCACAAGATAATGTTGTTGTTAATGATGCAATGATTCAAAAGAAAGAAGAAGATATATTAGATGCTTTCTATGTACCATTGTTTAATCCACTAATGAATAGAAAAAATATGACAGCATTTGAATCTGCTGAAAGATTAAATTTATCATTACAATTTTTATCACCAGCAGTTAATAGATTAAATAAATATTTTGTAACACCAGCATTAGAAAGAGCATTTGCTATTATGTTACGTGCTAATATGTTTAAAGAATTAGAAATTGAAGAATTATCTGGTGCTGACCTGGAGTTTGATTTAGTTGGTAAAGCATCTATAGCATCAAGACAAATAGAATTGTTTGGAACAATGACTGCTATGCAACAAATGATGCAAATTGCACAATTCAAACCAGAAATACTTGATAATATAAATGCTGATGAAACAGCTAGATTTATTCAAGAAGTAAATATGGTCCCAATATCTTTACAAGCTTCTGAAGAAGAAGTTGCTCAAAGACGAGAAGCACAAGCTATGCAAGCACAACAAATGGCTCAGATGAAAGAAGCACAAACTTTAGGTGATGTATATTCTAAAACTACTAAATCTCCAGAAGGAGGTAGTGGTGCAGCAGAATTAATGGAACAATTAGGAGTAGGACAAGAATAATGGACATAATAGATAAAGTTACCTACGATTTTGAGTGGGATAACGAGAAGGATTTATCAGAAGAAACTAGAAAAGCTTTTGTAGACCTTTTCGATCCATCAAATAATAATGCGTTATTAATAATGAAGTTTCTAGTAGGCGTTTGCAAATGGCAAGATCAAACAGAATACAATGATCCTGTAATAGAAGCAAAAATGAATGCATTAAGAAATGTTATATTAGCAATTAAAAATCAAATAAATATGAAACCCATAGAGGAGGATACTAATGAGTGAAGAAGAAGTAGTAGAGTCTACTGAAGAAGTAGTAGAAACACCTGTTGAAGAAACCACAGAACAAGATGCCGGTTCAGTTGCATTTGTTGATTCTATGTTAGAACAAATAGATGATGAAGATGTAAAGGGAGCTGGTTTTTGGAAAAACTTGCAAGGCAAAAATGCAAACGAAGTAGGTCAGTATATTAAAGAGCTACAAAGTTTTGCTGGTAAAAAAGGTGATATTCCTAAATCAGATGCTTCAGAAGATGAGTGGAATGCTTTTTATAAAAAGATGGGCAGACCTGAAGATGTTGAAGGATATGATTTTAGTATTAACCAGGATTTTGCTGATATAGTTGGTCAAGATGCTGCTAGTGCATATGCAACTGCTATTGAAGAGTTTAAAAAAGAAATCTTTAAAATAGGTGCTAACGCAGATCAAGCAGAAGGATTAGTTGATTGGTATTTAGAAAGAGCAGCTAATACAACTTTACAAACTAAAGAAGCTTTTGAAACAGCTGAAAAAGAAAAAACTGACGAGCTAAAAAAAGCATGGGGTGAATCCTATGATGGTATGAATAAAAGCATTGAAGGTTTGTTAAGAAATAATGGTATGGAAGACGAACATATTGAATGGGCCAAACAATCTGGAATCTTAAATGAACCAACATTAGCTATTACTCTTGGTAATATTGCAAACAGATTTGCTGATGATCCAGAAATAGGTCATTTACAAACTAAAACACAAGCTGGTATTCGTGATCAATTAGCTGAAGTTAATATAGATGTAACAGAGTATCTTAAAAAAGGACAACCTATACCTCTTCATATTGCACAAAAGAGACAGGACCTTATGGATAAGCTTGGAGATGATTTGTAATTTTTAGCTTGACAGCTAAGATTTACTTTTAGTACAAATTTTTTTAACGAAAGAGACAATCTTTTAAGACCTCTGTAAGTTGTCGTCAACCCAGACGTAAACTGGCAGGCAAGACCTCCTTTTGGAGATAATCAGAGCCGATTAGTCGTGTAAATTAATTAGCCAATTATTAACAAAGGAGATATAAAATGGCTTCAACTAGTATAACAACTGCATTCGTAAAGCAGTATGGTGCTACTCTTGATCTTCTTACTCAAACTATGGGTGGAAAGTTCAAAGGCACACACCTCGAAGAATCTATCGAAGGTGAAGAAAAATATTACGATCAGTTAGGATCAGTTTTCGCAGAAGAAGTTACTTCTCGATATGCTGCTTCTCCTGAAAATGACATATCTCACGACAGACGTAGAGTTACAGCTACTGCGTATGACGTTGGATTAATGTTAGATAAGTTCGACAAAGTACAAATGCTTGTAAACCCTGAATCAGAATATGTTCAGCAACAAGTAACTGCACTTATGCGTAAGTATGACATTGAGTTCTTAAAAGGACTATTTGGTACTGCACAAACTGGTAAAACAGGAAGTGGTACTGCATCATTAGATGCTGATAACAAGATTGCTCACAATAGCACAGGTCTTACTATCGCTAAAATTGCACAAGCAAGAGAAATCATGGAATCATTTGGTATTGATCTTTCTGATCCACTAAATAAACCATACCTTGCTGTAAGTCCTAAATCATTACAAGACTTATTAACTGATACAACTGCTGCTTCTATTGACTATAACAATGTTAAGTCTTTAGTTAATGGCGATTTGAACACATTTTTTGGGTTCGAAATTATTAAGTCTAACCAGCTACCATTCTTAAATGATGCTGGGGCTCCAGCTGGAACAAATCATTTAGCAAACCTTTCTTGGGGTGCTACTACTGATCTTCCTGTTGCTGCTAGTGGTGGTGGAACTGCTGCAAATATCAGAGGCTGTGTTGCATATACACGGTCTGCCGTCCGTCAAGTTACTAATCCTCAAATTATGACAGAGATTAGCAAACGTGACGATAAGAGATTTAACTACTACGCTTACTCTTGTATGAGAACAGGTGCTGTTCGTATGGAAGAAAAGAAAGTTGTTCAAATCGGTGTAAACGAAGCTGCTTAATTAGGAGATTAGAAAATGGCAAATATACGTTCAAATGAAGTTATTGAAGTTTATGGTGGTACTTCAGGTACTGCTGCAGACGCAATAACTAGTTCTTCTGTTTTAGAAGGAGATCAAAGATTATTTGATGCTACTACTAATGCAGCACAAGTTAGAACAGCTAAATTTACTATCAGTAATGGAAGTAATACAGGTACAGGAGATGTCCTAGACTTGTTAGTTCTTGGTAGTGATGCAGTTGTTTTAAATTTTACTATCAATGGTTCTGCTGCTTTAAGTAGTGGTACAACTTTGGATTTAATTCCAAAGATTGATGGAACAACTATCGGTAAGGCCGCTGGTATTGAAGGTACTGAAGGTCTTAATGCTGCATTTGCATTACATACAGGATGGGGACAAGCAGAAGTTCCAGCAACAGACATTGGTCTTGTTACAATAACTACTGCTAACGCTGGTCTTGATGCAAGTAAAACATTTAGTGGAAAAGTTTTCTACTACGTTAACAAATAATATGTAATTCGGTAGGCATCTAACCATCCTTCTCGGTTAGTGTAAGACCTACTTTTTTTAGGAGAAATATGGCACTTACTAAAATAGATATTTGCAATCAAGCACTCTTAAAAGTAGGAGCTGATATGATTGCTTCACTAGATACATCATCCTCTTCAACAGAAGCACACATACGAAGTGCATCTTTATGCAACGTATTTTTTGATCAAGCCTTAGAAGAATCTATTAGAGTATATCCTTTTAATTCATGTAAAAAAAGAGCTATACCTGTTAAGTTAAGTGATGCACCAACCTTTGAATATAAATTTGCATTCTTACTACCTAATGATTGTATTAGAGTTATAGATGTATTTGATAATGACAATGCTTATAATGATAGATTAAAATATGTTATTGAGGGAAAAAATATTCTGTGTGATACAGAAAAGATTTATATTAAATATGCTGCTGTTCCAGCAGATATTACACATTTAGATTCTTTAGCTGCACAAGTAGTAATACTAAAACTAGCTTTGAAGTTAGCATATCCTATGCAACTTGATGATAAGATAGAAAATTCTATATTAAAAGAATTAGAACAAGTGGTCCTACCATATGCAAGAAGCATAGATACTTTTGAAAGTAGTGATTATAGTCAACCAGAAAGCGAAATGCTTTTATCAAGATATGAAGATACTCCGAGGTTTTAATGGCTATAGCTTATACAACAGCTTTTAATTCTGGCGAACTATCACCAAATATGGATGGTCGTACCGATCTACAAATATATAAAAAAGGTGTTAGTCATTTAGAAAACTTTACTATACTTCCTCAAGGTGGTGTAGAAAGAAGACCAGGAACAGAATTTATAGCTAAAACAAATAATGGTAATGGTAGTGCAGCTGCTAGATTAATACCTTTTGAATTTTCTACTGATGTGGTTTATGTAGTAGAAATAGGTAATACTTATGCTAGAGTGTTTGATTCTGCTGGTACAAGTTATGCTGTTACTGGTACAGTACCATATCTTCAAGCAGAGATTAGAGATATACAATTTATATCAAGATTTGATACATTAATTCTTACACATCCTAATCATCCTCCACAACAATTACAAAGGACTTCTACTGTTCCTGAATTTTCTATATCAGCAATAGATTTTATTTATCCACATTTTCTTGATGAAAATACTACAACTACAACAATAACACCATCTGGTACATTAACTGTAGGTGGTAGTGCAACTCTTACTGCTAGTGCTAGTTTATTTACAAGTACAATGGCCACTACAAATAAAGAAACTTTTATCAAAGTACGTCATCCTAGAAGTGGATCAACTAAAAGAGTTACAGGATCAGCATTAACAGGAACGGGTACATCATCAGAGCTAGATGTTTCTTTTTCTGATTGGAAACTAGAAACAGATGGCACATGGACAGGTACTATAACATTAGAACGATCTACAGATAATGGTGTTACGTTTGATGTTTTTGCACAGTTTGATACAACAGGTGTAGCTAGTAAAAACTTTATTTTTAATTCTCCATTAACAGAGGGTGCAACTACTTTAATTAGATTAAAAAGAGAAAGTATTGTATCAACTGATGGAATGGATTTTCAATTATCTGCTGAATCTATATACGCAGAAGGTATTATGAAAGTAACAGGTTTTACTTCAGATACTGTAGTTACAGGTACAATAGTAAGTAAAATAATTAGCACAGATGCTACAACAGATTGGTCATTAGGTGCGTTTAGTGTTGATAATGGTTTTCCTAGAACATCATCATTTTTTCAAAATAGATTATTTTTTTCTGGAACAACAGCAGAACCAGGAACAATTTATGGTAGTGTATCTGGTGATTTCTTTAATAATTTACAAGGCAGTTTTGGAGACCTTGCAATAAAAAGAGTACCTAACTCTCCAGAAGCTACAAGATTTTTAGAATCAAAAGAAAATTTATTTGCTGGTACATCAGGGTCAATAATAAATGTATCACCAGCTAGTACAACAGATGAAATAGTAACAGCAACTAACATAAAAACTATTCCAGAAAATGCTTTTGGATCATCTACTATGCAAGGTTTTCTTGCTGGTAACGCTGTTTTGTATACACAAAAAGATAATTTTAAAATACGAGAGTTAATATTTAATTCAAACACAGCATCTTTTCAATCAAATGATTTAAATGTATTAAGTGATGTTATATTAGAAGGAACAGATAATGTTGGTGTAGTTGAAACATTTTTACAAAAACAACCAAATCAAGTATTTTGGTGTGTTAAGAATGATGGAGATATGGCTTCATTATTATATGAAAGAAACCAAGAAGTTATTGGATGGTCCAGATTAACAACTGATGGTGATATTGTAAGTGGTGCAGCTGTATCTGGTACTGCTGATGATGCTATATGGTTATGTGTTAACAGAGGTACAAATGCTTCTCCTGTTTATTGTGTAGAAAAATTTAAACCTATAAGAGATTTAAATTGGTTTGTAGATAGTGGAGTAAAAGCTACAGGTACTAATATAACTTCTGTTTCTGGATTAGGACATTTAGAAGGTAAAAAAGTACAAGTTGTATCTGATGATAATTTTCATTCAGAACAAACTGTATCTGGAGGATCAATTACTATTGATAGAAAATCAAGCACTATTGTAGCTGGTTTAAAATATGATAGTATTATGAGGACTTTACCTATAGAACCTACTTTAGCTCAACGATTACCTAACTCCAGGGTTAAAGGTTTAACTAAAGCAATATTAAGATTTAGAAATACAAAAGGTGCAAAGGTAGGAGAGTTTAATAAACAGTTAACTAGTTTGCCAGTATTAAATACAAGTGACATAACAGGACAACCTATAAATGTAGAAACAGGACAGTTTAAATTTTTTATTCGTAATGACTGGACTAGAGAAAAAATACTTGAAGTAAAACAAGATTTACCTTATCCTATGACTGTTATCAGCTTAGCATTATGGGTAGTTGCAGAGGGAGGATAATATGTTTTGTAGAGGATATAAAAATGAAGACTATCATAAATTTGTTACTTATTGGAAAGGACATGATTGGGAAGCTGTCCCAGAAATCATACTCCCCATTACAGGAGTTGTTTGCGTTAATAATGCTGATGATTACATTTTTGGGGGTGTATGGGTATATGCTGACCAAACTTCTCCAATAGGATGGATGGAATGGATGGTAACTAATCCACAAAATACAAATAAAGAAAGTTTAAAAACTGTAAAATTATTAGTAGAAGAAGCAGCTTTACTATCAAAAATATTGAAGCTTAAATTTTTAATGACTTCTGTTAATAAAAAAAGTTTAGTTAAATTGTATGGTAAACATAATTTTAAAGCAACAGATCGAGATATGATTAATATGATGAGGATTATATAATGGCAATATTTACAGCAACAGCAGCAGCATTAGGTACAACAGCAGCAACAGTAGCAGCTGGAACTGCAGCAGTTGGAGCTGGTATATCAGCTTATGGTCAATATCAATCTGGTAAAGCACAAGAGGCAATGGCTAAGTATAATGCTCAAGTAGCTAGACAACAAGCAGATGCTGAATCAATGGCTATATCTGAAAGAGCTAGAAGACTTGCAAGGGACCAAAGAGAATTAAGAGGTATGCAACAAGCAGCTGTATCTGGTACAGGTGGTATGATAGCTGGAACAGATTTATTAGCATTAGCTGATGAAGCTGCATTAATGAGTTTAGATCAATTAGAATTAAAACGTCAGTCAGATATTGCACAGTTAGGTGGAGAATCAAAAGCACAACAATCTATTTATGAAGGTAGAGTTGCTAGATATACTTCTAAATTAGGTGCAGCTGGTACATTCTTATCAGGTATAGGAACAGCTTATAATTTATCACAAGCATATAAATTACAAAGTCCTGGAGGAGGAACAAAAGGAGTTGGTACTGGAAGTAGTGGTGGTTATCAAGACCAAACAGGATTTAGAATGACGGAGGATTATTAATGGCCATACAACTTAAAAAATATAATCAACAAGTAAAACCATCAGCTGAGTCTGGAGCTGTAGAAGGCAGTATTAGAACAGCTGGACTACCAGGACAAGCACTAGCACAAGCAGCAGAAAAAGTTGGATCATCAATTCAACAAGTTCTTAAAACAAAAAATGAATTAGATTCAAGAGCAAGAAGAGTTGCTTTTGATAAAAAAACAGATGAGTTTCTAGTAGATATAGAAAAACAACAACAAGATGCTTTATTAGGACAAGGACAGTTTGCTCCCACTCAAAACGCAGATGGTACTATGACTGAAAATAGAATACCATTTGAAGACATAGAATCAGTAGTTATTACACCAGCTAAACAAGACTATGAAAACTGGCTATCAGAACAAAAATATACTAGTGCTGAATTAAATTATATTAATGCTACAAAAAATAAAACTTTTTCATCAATTGATGCAAAAAGAGATCAAGTAGAATTTAAAAGAGATGTATCTCAAAAGAAGTTTGATTTAGAACAATCTATTATTTCTGATACTAGAAAAATTTTAGAGATACAAGATAGGTATGGTAATGATCCAAACGCTGAAATGTCTGATGCAGACAAAGCTACTTTAAAAGAATTAACTAGTAATCAACAATCCAATATAAATTTCTTAAAACAAATAAGTGATCCTGGTGACGCTGAACAAGTTGAAAGTTTAGTTTTATATCAAACTATTGAAAAATCAATTAGACAATATCAAAAAGATGTAGCTGGTAATTTATTAAAAGGTGATGAAAGAATACAAGTTTTAAATAAAATTAGAAGTCAGATAGATAGATTAAGTGAGGGTGGAGCTGATGCACCTTTAATGGGTAAACATTCTATGGAATTAAACAATTTATTGTTAGCACAAGAAACTGTAGCAACAGATGAAATTGTTACAGAATATGCTAGAATATATAGTCAAACAGAATTAGACCTTACACAAGGTAATTTTGCAAACAAAATGACGATTGCAGAAGAATTAACTAGAAGAACAGCAGATATGCCAGAATATTTAAAAAATGATTTTATGAGAATGGTGCTTGGTCAGCTTGCTGTTAGAGTTGATCCAGACTTATCAGAAAAAGAAAGACTTAGTGATCCAATTGCTATTGCTTATGAAAGAATATCTAAACTTCTTAATGGTGAAAATGTTGGTTTACAAGATGTATATAAAGCTATTGGTAATATAACAGATGATACAACTAGAGAATTAATGTGGTTTGTATTTTCTGATTTTACTAGAGAGTTAGGTGAACAAGATTCCAAAGGTATGTATAGAATGATATATGATGGAAAAGGTAATAAAGTACGACTTGATAGTGAAACAGCAGAATTTTGGAGACAAATAGGTAGTTATGTAGCTTTATTTGAAAAAGAAGGAATGATTCAAGATATAGATCAAGAAGCTAAATTTATTACATCTAAATTAAAAGAGTTTAAAAGATGGGAGCAAGGTGGTAAAAAAATCTCTTTTGAAGAATTTAGAAAAAACACGTTTGGTGTAGATGCAAATAAACTTATTGAGAAATCATATAGAACATTAACATTCCAGGATATATATGGAAGACCTGGTATGGCAGAAACAGAATCTCCATATAAGTTTGTAGAACCAGATGAAGCACCTACAGTAATAAATGTAGATAATCAAAATATAGAACAAGTTGTTGAAAATCTTAATGTAGTACCAGGATTAAATAATCAAATTACAAGCTTTGGTGATTTAGGATTAGATATAGTTATAAATGATATACCTACAGATACTTCTGGTATGAATTTTTTAGATGAAGATTCTATTGGTTTTGTAGGACAAAATATACCAGTAAATGAAGTTGAAGCAATGTATGGGCCAGGAGCTACTATTGTTGATGGATTAGTAATGTTTGATACAAATTATACGGAAGTAAAAAAGAATATTAAAAAACTTACTCAAGAGACTGGCAATAGAAGTTTGTCTACACGAGAAGCTAATTTAGCATTTGATAGAAGAAAAGATTTAGAAGACAATAGAGCATTAGCTGTTATTAATTTAATGCAAAGAGAAATGAAAATTATTGGAACAGGTGTAAGTGCAAGCACGTCTCATGGTGGGTTAGTTCATACTCCAGAAAGTAAAAAATTAATGATGAAGTTTAATCTTCCACAATCATTTATAGAAAGCAAAATTAAAAGACATGAATTAATAAGTCATCCTAAAACAGATGCAACTATAATTTATAAAATACCTCAAAATAAAGTATATGATTATGAAGATGATATATATGATGGTGAAGATATGTCAGAAGAGTTTGGTGGTATAGCAAAAGATATAAGAGAAGTTCAACAAGCTAGTGGAGTAAGAGTAACTTTTACTCCTGTAGAACCAGATGATTTTGACCCAGGTGCTTGGACAATAGATCAACCAATTCCAATGACATACTATCCAGCAATTGTAATAGATAAAGGACAAAAAAAGATAAGTAGATTAATACCAATGTTTAAAATACAAAAAGGTGGCAATCTTATGAAACCAGCACAGTCAAATTACTATGGAAGAGAATATGCAAAAGCACTTGGTGTTCAGTTAGGTGATTTTGTAGGTATGGCTAAAAGAGGAATATTTGGTAATAAATATAAAAAAGAAATAGTTATAGAAGAAAAATAATATGAATCAATTACAATCATATACAAACATAGCTCGTGCATTAAAAGCTCAATATCCTCACTTGCGAGGTCAAGATGATGTATCAATAGCAACTGAAGCTATAGTTAATAATCCTGGAAAATTTACTAGTTTTTTACCTACTATTAATGAAGTTGCTGGTGATGTTATGAAGCATGATCCACTTTCAATATCTGGACCAGATACATCTTCAACTATACTTGAGTCTACTACTGATGATGATAGAGAAAGAGAACAAGCTAGAGCATATTATAATAGTAAGTATGAAGTTAACCATGATGATTTTTTATTAGAAGCTAGAGCAAAATTTGAATATGGAGATGACTATACTTGGAAAGGTGTTAATGCATCTAACTCTGTTATAAATAATCCAGGGCCATTAAAACTTCCAGCTTTTGGTGAGGTTAATGCTTTTTATAAACAAAACAATTCTGGAGATTTAGATTTAGAAGCTTCTTATTTAAGTGATGAAGATGTAATTGATGCTACTACTAGTGTAGTTTTAACAAATCAAATTAATGGGACCTATAACAAAAATGAAGATTATGCACCAGTTGTTATGGATAGCCTTTATGCTGAAAATGATGTTAATGGATTTGAATGGTTTCTTGGTTTATGGTCAGAATCTTTTAAAAATATTGACGAACAATTAGAAATGGAAGTAACAGGAGGAAAAGAAATACTTTCAGCATTAGATATTATTGGTAGAGATATGACTGGTATAGGTGATGCAGAAGATTTAGAAAATTCTATAGCAAGATATGAAAGATTAAATAAACTAGGACAACAGCTTTCACAAGAACAAAGTCAAATACGATCTAAATGGACACCTGATGTAGATGTAGAATTAACATATAGAAGAATGGCTACAGGTACAGCTACTATTCAAGAAATGCAAGATTTTGGTAAATGGATAATGGCTGGTATTGCATTTGAAGCACCAAGAATAGCAATACAACTTGGCGTTACAGCATTATCTTTTTTTACAGGTAATTTTGTTGGAGCTGGTATTGGTGCTGCAAAAACAATTGGTGGCAGAAAAATTAAAAAAGCAATAGGCAAAGAAATTGATAAAAAAGTAAAGACCACAGCTGAAACATTATTAGCTAAAAAAGCAATTAAAGATGCTTCTTTTAAAGCTTCTAAAAGAATTGGTGCAGTATATATGGGTGCTAGTGCAACAGGTGCATCAGCAGCTAGTGATGATGGTGATGTTAATCAAATATATAAATCAGCGTTTATGCCTATTATAGATGGAACAATAGAAGCACTTAGTGAAAAGTTTGAATTAGATGTTATATTAAGTCCTTTGGTTAAAAAACAAATTTCTAGAGGTGGATTTACATTTCTTAAAAATATAGGTAAAGCAGCAGCTACAGGTGCTGGATCAGAAACTCTTGCTCAATTTGGTAGTAATTTAAATCACAAACTATGGGGAGAGGGTACAAGATTAGGTGAAGGATTAGCAGAAGCAGCTACATTAGGTGCATTTTTAGATATAGGTGTTGCTGGTGCTGTAAATACTATGGCTGGTGTTAATAATAAATTTTCAAAAGCTAGAGTTGATGCAGCAAATAATCCTACTAAAAAAACTGTATCGACTTTAAGTGAAGCTATAAATAGTGTTAACGAAGCTGTTAAAGAAAACTTAACTAATAAAATTGTTTTTGGTTATAATGATGGAAAACATATAGCAATAGAATATGATCAAAATGGTGATATTGTAAACACTATTGAAAGAGATGATTTAACTACTTTAGATGATGCAAGATTTGTTGAAGAATTACTTAAAATGCAAAGACTATCAAATAAAGATGTATTTCATTTTGACATAAATCAAAAAGGAACAGCTACATTAGATTATCATGTTTATGATCCTCAATTACTTATAGATGAACCATTACCTAAAGGTGTGGTAAGGACTGCTAGTGATTATGATGTTGCTCGTACTAGAGGTAAACAAAATTCAATAGACATGAAAAAAGTAAAAGGCTCACATATTTCTACTAGAGGTAAAAGTAAAGGAGAAATAAAAGCTGGTAAACATGAATTAGGTGCGTTTAATGATGTTATAGATAATATGTTAGATAGCACAGTAACAAATAACAGAAAAACACAAGCATTAAAAACAACAATAAAAGGATTACAAAAAACATTTCCAAATATATTTAATGGCGTAACAGTAGTTTATAAATCATCTGATTATAAAGCATCTGGTTCTTTTAATCCTAGAGAAAACATATTAATGGTAGCAGGTACTCCAACTTTAGAAACTTTACTACATGAAATGATACATGGAATTACTTTACGATCTATGTATGCTCTTGAATCAGATGCTTTTAAAAAAGGAATTATTTCAAAAAAACAAGACTACAATATAGATGATGGTTTTACTTTAGATAATTTAAGACAATATTTTAAAGATATTTCTAATGCAGATAATGAAATGGCTCAACTAGCAAGATTAATGGAAATATATCTAAATGAAACTGGACAAGATATTTTTGTACAAAGATTTGGTAATAGAATGGCTACATTGTCACAGCATTATAGAAAAGGTAGTTTTGATGGTGATAGATTGTTAAGTTATGGTGGAGCTTTTATGGTCGAATTTGTAACAGAAGCTTTTATGGAACCGGCATTTCAAGCAGAAATGTCATCTATTGTAATGCCACAAACCAAAGGTCAAACATTATGGAATGAATTTAAATCTCTTATTAGAAAAATATTTGGATATGGTAAATTAGGAAAAACCACTTTATTAGATGAAACTATTGATGTAATTTTAGATTTAGGAAATCTTCAAGAAATGGCTGCTCAAAGACCAGGAAGACCAGTAGATCAAATACAATTTAATACTCTTGTTCAATACCAATTTGATAAGGATTTTATACAACGATTTAATAATTATAGAAGAGCAGTAACTTCAGTATTAAGAAATTTTGATAGTAAAATAAAAGGTAAACAAGTTTATACTATTCCTAAACTTTTAAGAAAAGCAAAAGAATTAGGCATAAAAATTCCAACAGAAGCAAGAACAAGTAGAGATGCAATCTATAATGCTTTTCTTGAACAATCTGATTTTAGAGGTATTTCTTTAGAACAAAATATTCAAAGAACAATGGCCAGAACAGATAGAATCTTTAACGAAATTGGTACAGAAAAAGAAAGAAATAAATTAAGACAATTAAAAACTGATGAGTTACTTGATATAGCTAACAAAGACTTAAATCAAGCTACATTTAATTCAATTTATAAAGAGTATAAAGATAACGGCAATACGCTACAAGACTTTGAAAAAGAATTTATAATTTCAGCTATTTTATTTACAAGAAATAAAGAACCTGTATCAGATACTCAAGACCTAACAAAAGGTGCTAGAAAATATGGAGTAGGTATTCAAACTTTTAAAAAAGCATTTGCTAAGAAAAAACCAGCAACAGTTGATTTTAAACAAGATAAGATTCTTAGAAAAACAGGCGTTGATAAACAAGATAGAGATCTTTTATTTGATAAACCAATGACAGAAGAAAAAATTCAAAAAGAAATAAAAGAGTTAAAAGATTACCTTGCTGGAAAAACTTTTAATAAAGTTGTACCACCGTTAAAAGAGTTACAACAAATAGCTAGAACATATACAAAGATGCCAAAAAATTGGAGAAAACTAAAGAAAAAAGAATTGCAAAAAGCAATGGTTAAGGCATTAGAAGCAGAATTAAGAGAAGATCAAGCATTAGGAGTAGAACAAGAATTTACTTATGATACAAAAGAAATAGATAGAGTTTTTGATGCTCCTTATGAAAAACAAAAAAGTATGCAAATTATTCAAGTCACCAGAAAAGATGGTGTGATAAATAATTTTTTAGTTATAGATTTAATAAAAGATGATGGCTCAATTGATGGTCCATATTATTTTCCTACAGAAGCATCAACTGTAGGAGATGCTTTAGATGTTGTACAACCTAATACTGCTTTGGGAGAATTTTTAAGTATAGTTGATGATGATGGTTTAACTATTTTTACTCCTGGTGAAATACAAGGTTTTAAAAGTCTTGAGGAAAACATACAATCTACAATGCAAAAAGAAGCATATGATATTATAGATGAAATTAAAAAGTTTGATGATCCTGGTTATTTACCACTAAAAACAATGGCAGAAGAAAAACCTGATGAGTTAGTTATTGATACAAGAATAGATTTAATGGGTGAAGAATATGAAGATGCTTTAGCTAGACCTACACTTGGTATTCCAACAAATGAAATATTTGAAAAAGCAAGAGGTTTCTTTAGATTCTTAATACCTAGTAATTTAACAACTAGAATAAAAGCAATTTCTCCTAAAGCATTTTTAGCATTAATGAGATTTCATCAAAATGAAAAATTATTATTAAGAGAATTTAAATTAGCTTTTGTACCATTTGAACAAGAATTTAAAAGAATTAAAAAAACATTAAAACCAAAAGAATCAGCTGAATTTATTGCAGCTACATTAAATGGAGATTGGACCACACTTAAAAAGTTTGGCATGAGTAATGAAGCTATAACGTCAACACAAGCAGTTTTTGCAGATATTGCACAAAGACTAGGATTTCCTTCTAACATAAATTATTTTAGACGTGAAGTTGTAGATTATAATGGACTAGTAGAATATATGCAAAAATCTCCAACTGATGCTTTACAAACTAGGTTTAGAGAAGCTTTAAAAAAGAAAAGAAAAGATAATCCAAAAGCAGTTTTAACCCCAAGAGAAAAGAAAAATATAATTAGATCATATTTAACTGATACTAAAACACATGATGCTCTTTTGCAAAGAAGAACAGTAGAAACAGTTACTCCAGAAATGGTTAAGTTTTATGGAAATCCTATATCATATATGGAAAATTATTTTTCAAGAGCAGCTAGAATATCAGCAAGATCAGAATTTTTAGGAAAAAAACCTAAAACAAAAGAAATATCTGATGGTGTTTTTCAAATAGATGATAGAGATGGTAATGATGATGCAACTGAAAGTGATATAATTAATATTCTAATTGATTTACTAGAAGATAAATCTGTTTTAAAACCTCCTACTGATAAAGATGGTAATCAAATATTTGATGCTGAAGGTAGGTCTAAATATATATTAGACACAACTTCAGAGGGGTATAAAAAAATTAAAGAATTAGTAGGACTTTTAAAATCTGCTATCAACTATAGGCCAGCTGGAAGATTAGCTACAAGATATAGAACAATGACATCAGCAGTAAATATATTACAACCTGATACCATATTATTACAGTTAGCAGATATTGCTATTTCAGCTGTATATAATGGAATAGGAGCTGTAGCTAAATCTGGTCAAGCTATAAAAGGATTAACTGATAAAGCTGGAAAAGCTGTAAAACTTGGATTAGAAGAAATTGGTATTGAAAAATATGATATTGAGTTTCAAGAAGGAATGTCTAATCCAGGAGCTAAAATAAAATTTGGTAAAAAGTTTGAACAAGGAATAATAGATTTAACAAAAAAATTGTTTGCACCATTAGGAGGTGCTGACTTTATAGGTAAATCATCTTTAGTTAAATCAGTAACTATTAAATATACAAATTTAGCACATAATAATCCACAAAAATTATATGATATATTAAAAGATAAATGGGTGGATGATACCTGGATTCAAGGAGTTATAAATGATTTAAGAAAAAATGAATTATCAGAAGATGTTAAATTATTATTGTATATGGAAATGGCAGAGTTTCATCCTATTACAACATCTGATCATATAAAATTTTATATTGATAATCCCTGGGCTAGACCATTATTAGTATTACAAAGTTTTGCATTTAAAATGTGTGATAGATTTGGAAGACAAGGTGTAAGTTTATTATTATCTGGTTATGAAAATATGATTGCTGGAGGCCGTACTAATAATGAAGCACTTATAAGTGTAGGTGGAGACCAACTTAAACAAGGATTTAAAGGAACATTTCAATTTTTAATTCTTACATTACTTATTGAACAAGCAGTTAGAAAAGGAATTAAAGAGTTAGCACAACTAGCAAAAGTAGAACCAGATGAATATGAGTTAGAAGAAATCAAAGAAGCTAGTATAGGTGAACAATATCGTCAAAGTATTTTAAATATAAATCCTTTTATTCGTGGATATGATATTATGCGTTTAATAGAATCTGGTGATGTTAATAAGTTTGTAAATTCATTTGTAGAAGTAGCTCCATTCTTTGGTACAAGAATAATAGAATCTATGTATAAAAATATGGTCCTAGATAAAACAAAAGATAAACCACATGACTTTGAATGGTTAAAAGATATACCATTAGCTGGTGATCTATTATATGGAATAGAAGAGAGAAAGAAAAGGTTAAGAGAAAGATAATAAGCTTGACATTGTCAACGCTAAAAATTAGAAATTTAAAGAACAGGAGACACTATGTCATTATCAAATACAAGTAACAAATTACAGTTTAGTCCTAGCTCGCCTACGACAGTTTTTAACTTTAATATTAAGTTTTTTAATGAAGCTGATATTGTTGTTACAGCTTTAGTATCAGGAGCTACATCAGAGGTAACTTTAACTAGAGTTTCTAGTCCATCAAGCAACACAGAATATAAAGTTGATCCGACAGGTGGAGACCCAGCAAATGGTGCTGATATAACTATTGGTGGTGCTGGTTATACTTCTGGAGATAAAGTAACTATTGAAAGAATAGTTTCTATGACCCAGGAATACGATTTACAAGATGGTGCTGCCATTGATCCTACAGCATTAAATACAGGATTAGATAGAGCAGTAGCACAAAATCAACAACAACAACAAGTATTAGATAACAGTTTAAGTTTTCCTGTAAGTGATGCTGATAGTATTACTTATAATATAACTGAAAGTGCAACATCAAGAGCAAATAAACTTATTGGATTTGATTCTGATGGTGATATAAATACACAAACATTTTCTACTGTAGCTGGTGATGCTGTTACAGGTGGTAATGGTATAGATATTACAGGTAATCAAGTTAGTGTAGATGTTACAAGTGATTTTACATTTAGTTCAGGCCAATTACAATTAGCTACAGACTCTGTAGATACAGCAGAAATAAAAGCAAATGCAGTAGATACAGCAGAGATAAAAGATAATGCAGTAACAACTGCTAAATTACCTGATTCTACTAGTACATCAGATGGTGTTACATTAGCTAAATTACAACACATTGCAACAGATAAAGTATTAGGTAGAACAACAGCAAGTGATGGAGATGTAGAATTATTAGATTTAAAAGATGAAGATACAATGACATCTAATAGTGATACTGCTGTAGCAACACAACAATCTATTAAAGCGTATGTAGATTTATATAAACCTAATGTAGTAGGTAATCATTTTAAAACAAAAAGTGGTCATACTTTAACTAATAATAGTAATACTTTTGTTGAAGCAACAAATTTTCAAACAACAATAACACCAAAAGTAGCGAGTTCTAAAATTTTAATTAGTGGCACTATAACTGCTGGAAATACTCACCCAGCTCATTATTTAGCTAGAATACAAGTTAAAGTTGCATCAGGTAGTTTTTCAGATATAACTCCTATTCATTCAGAAGGTACAGAAGTAAATAGTCATTTTGTTGTAGGAGATGAACAAAGTGACGATAATCATAGTATTGTAGGTACAGGATATAATTTTTTACATACTCCAAGTTATAGTGTAGGAGAATCATTAACATATACATTAACTTTTGGTGCTGTTGATTCTACAAATTCAAGTCCAGCTATTTATATAAATAGATCAGAAGATCAAGGAGCAGCTGATGATTCAAATGGTACTTCATCAATGATTTTACAGGAAATTTACGCATAATGGATATAATAAAAGCCAAACCAATAACACCTAGAGAAAGACTTGTAGCACAAAATGTTAGAGTAAGTGAGCAAGGATTAAAAGGAGGAGAAACTCCTAACTCTCCTCCTAGTAATATGGACAATGCTCGTTATGTAATGTGTTCTAATTTAAGAGGACAAGGTCAAGGTGGTGTAGCAAGAAACAATGGTTATATTATAATAGGCACTTCTGATTTAGCACAACCTGTAGCAAGAGTTAGAATTACTACTAAAACAAATGATACAACATTTACAGTTACATCTTCTAATGTTATTTTTACTCCTAATCCTAGTTTTGCTGATGGTACATCTCAACTAAATAAAGTAATTAGAACAGGTGTAGGTGCATTAACAGATGCTAATGGAAATAATATAACAGTTGCATCTTGGAGTAGAACATCTGCTAATACCTATGATATGACTACATCTGCTGCACTAACACAAGTAGTAGGTGTTGATTTGTGGTTTGGAGATATAACAGGTAGAGTTAAATCATCTACATTACTTCCTCCTAGATGTGAGTTAATAGTAGAAAAAGAACCAAGTGATGTTATATATGGATCAAATGGTATAAATGGTAATATGGCTAATAATGTACAAGGTAGAATAGATTTTACAAGAGTTGAAAGAATAAGGATAGATTGATATGTATAGAGTTAAACCAACATCAATGGCAGTAAATTATAGTGGTAGTGATAGTGCTAATAATGTAGAAAATGGAGAGTTAATTTTAGTAGGTAATACTAATGCTGCAAACTCTAATGATCCTAGATATATTCATATTGTATCTAGTGATTTTGTTTTACCTGCAATTAGAGCTAAAGTTAATATGGGTAGTGGATTTGGAGGTTCAGGTACATTAACTGTTGATAGTGCAGTAGGTACAATAGCTGTAGGATTAACAGTTACAGGTGGTGGAATACCAGCTGGTACAACTGTAGCAACTACTAATGGATCAACAGAATTAACTTTAAGTGCATCAGGAAATGCATATATATTAGCTAATAACACACAATTATACTTTGGAGATATAGTAGGAACTAGAAAAGCTAGTTTTATATTACCTCAAGCAAGTATAGCTGTATTTGAAAAATCATCTACTGATAAATGCTATGGTACTGCTGATATTTATGGCAATGGTCAAAATCCAGCTGGTACTATATTTACTAAAGTGTTACGTGTTAGAGTAAACTAATGAAAGTAAACGAATCAACAGATATAACTATTCCTTTAAGGAATTTGTTATCTATTATAGGTGGTGTAGCTATTGCTGTAATAGGATACTTTCATATAGATGAACGTATAATGATGCTTGAACACGAACAAGAAAAAATGATGCTTGATGTAGAAAATAATAGTGAGTTTAGAATTAAGTGGCCACGAGGCGAATTGGGTAGTTTACCAGCAGACGCTGAACAAAATATGAGATTGGATTTTATAGAAAAGAAACTAGAGAAAATCGGTGAATGATTGTATTGAAAAAAGTATGGTAGGAACAATAGGATTTGTAAGTAGTTGGAATTTACAATGGGTTAATCCTTTGTTGTCGTTTATAATATCTATATTAACTATAGTATATTTAGTAGTAAGTATTAAAACAAAGTTAGGTAAGTAATGGCTAAGTATACTAAAAAGAAATCAACT